TTTTATTTTTTTTTTTTTGTATATTTTTTTTTTTTTTTTTTTTTTCAAAAGATTCAACATTGTATGCCTCTAATAAACTTGCATAATTCATCTCTTAAATGTATATAATAAAATATATTCTCTATATTATATCATGAAAAGAAAAAATAAATATAATTAATAGAATGAGTGAAAAAGATATCACTATATTTAATTCATTAGAAAATATTTTTAAAGGTGTTATTACCGGAATATTGTGTGCATATATTATAATATATGCATTAAGACCATCTGTTCCATATCCTGATTTTATTATAGAAATTTTTGAAAATTATTTTATATTTATTATATTATTTATAATTGATTTTTATTTATTTAGTTGGAATAATTTAATTGGTATATTATTTTTAATATGTATAATTTCTTTAATATTTGATTACTATATCTTTATTAATAATGGTATGAAAAAAATAATTAATAATAATATTCATTATAATAATAATGAAAATATAATTGAAAATTTTACAATAGATAACGACAAATTTATAAATATTATACTTAAATATTTAGAATATTTTGGATTAGATTTTTGGAACATTTAATTTTTTAAACTAATTTTTTTAATAATTCCGGTTTTTGCCAATAATAATTATATGATTTTGTTCTTACTATTTTTAATACTCTAGCAAAATAAATAAATGAAAGTATTATAAATAACATTATACAAATTATTCCAATTAGTTTTAAAAATTTTGGAAAATAATATTTTGATACTAATAGTATAGCTATTAACAAAGATATATTCATAAGATACATTATCGTTTCAATATTTACTTTCAAATCCCTTTTATTACTACTTAAATTAAAATCTGCTATATTATTATGTAGTTTTGATCCTTGTTTTTTATTATTAAAATCTTTTAATTCATTATCTAAAAGCGGTTTAATTATATTATAAAAATTCGATTGATATTTATTTTCATAGTCATAACAAGTATAATTATCCGCGCGTGTTTTAATTTTTTTTAAAATACATATTAGAATATCATTAGCAGTACTCATATTACATTCGTTCGTAACAAGTGCTCCTCCTCCTGCTTCTGCTTCTCTTTCTCCTTCTTCTGTTCCTCCTCCTTCTCCTTCTCCTCCTCCCTCTCCTCCTCCTTCTTCTGTTCCTCCTCCTTCTCCTTCTCCTCCTCCCTCTCCTCCTCCTGCTTCTGCTTCTCCTTCTCCTTCTGCTCCTCCTTCTCCCCCCACTGCTCCTCCTCCTCCTGCTCCTTCTGATAGGACTGTTTCTTCCGCTGTTGTAATTTGTGTTTGTTCTGCTGCTGTTCCGCTACTATCGACAAAGTCTTCTAATAAATCACCAGCATTAAATAATTTTTTAAATACTGATAATTTATTAGATATATTAACATTTTTAACTGATATAGATATATATGTATATACTAATATATATACGCCAATAATTACTAATATAAATACAAAAGATAAATGATAACCTATTGAATTATTTATTTTATAACTAAATAGTAATATTAGAGTAACTATTATAAATAATATTATTGTAAATATTAATATTATATTAATTTTATCTAATTTTTTTTTTTCACTAGATATAATATTTTTTTTATGTTTTAATTCTTGCGATTTTTTTGATATATCTTTATTTATAGAATGTAAAATACCTGTATCATTTTTTGCATTTTTAATTTGTTCTGATATTTCAATATATCTTAAGTCATCACTAGCTTCTGCATTATTTATTCTAACTCTCTCAGCAAGTATTTCATTACATTCCTGAATTAATTTATCTAAATCCTCATTAAATTTAGGCAATAATTCTGATAATAACATATTTATTTTTTCTTCTCTATAACTATCAGCCGATGTTATATCTTGCAAAAATTCATATAGTGTTATTAGTAACATTAATTCACAATTATATTTAAAATTCTTCCATTTTAATATATAATTATTTAATTTTTTAGAATTTTTTTTATAATAATATAGCTCTGTTTTAAAAGTATTAGTATTATGTAAATCTAATATATTTTTAAAACTATCTATTATATTAGATGCAGTATTTTCTTGCTCAATATCTGTATTTATAAATTGACTTGAATAATTTTTATTATCTGATAATTTATTAATTTTAAATTTAATTTTATAATAAGAGCTTTCTTTATTAAATAAAAAATTGCATTGACCCGATGTATCATTTATTAAAATAGTATAATTATTTTCAAATTCAAATATATGATTATCTATATTATAATTATCTACATGTCCATCATTTGTATTTATGTTTTTTAATTGTGTATAATATTGATACCAAAAATCAGCAAAATATAAGCACATAATAGTTTCAAAAGTATAATTCCCATTCATTTCAATATAATTATGTAATGAATTTTCGTGTTTAGGTAATGGTGATATATTAGCTGTAGTTGTATGATGCCATTGACCTAAATTAAGACTAGCTATATTATTTTTCATTAATGAAATAATATTTACTAAATCGGTAGGGGTAGAGTAAGTTGGATTTCTTTTTTTTTCTATTAAATAGTTTTTATATTTAGTTAGTAATGTATCATATTTATCTATTTTGTTATAATTCAAATTAAATTTATCAATATCATGTTCTACTTTACAATTACTATCTAATTTATTAAGCGTAAGATAATCTATTTTTGGGGTATCAAACATTATATTATATATATATATCTATATTATTTAAACATATATATTTAAAAAAAATATTAATATTTTAATAGATTATTATTAGAATGAGTTCTGTAGATCCCATATCTTATTTTCAAATAATTTGTATGCATATTGGGGGGAGATTTCTTAAATTTGATGTTACTCCAGCACAAGAAAAAATATTACAAAGTAAAGTTACACAAGCTATTATTTTTTATTCCTTATTAGTATTTAGTACAAAAAGTCTAACAAAAGGATTAGCAATTATGATAATAGCATATATATTATTATATATATTATTAAATGATAAAAATAAATATAATATTATTTCTAAAAAATGGTTAATTAAAAATAAATTTATGTCTGATAAAGATTATATATCACAAAAAGAATTATATAAATCTAAATTAAATGAATTAATTTCTATTTAGATTTTGTCCAATATTTTTTATTATTTTTTGTTCTAACTATTTGTATTAATTGAATTAAAAATAGTAATGTTATTATTATAAATGTAATTAAAAATAATATATTAACTATAAATTTATATACAAAATTATATAAAATCATATATAATATTATTATTAAACTTAATAATAATATGTAATTTGCTAATAAATTATTATATTTTATTTCATAATTATTAATATTATTATTTGCTAATGCTAAATAATTATATAATTTAAAATTTTGTTCTTTATTTTTGTATTTTATTAGCTCTTTTTTTAATAATGGATTTACATTATCATAATATGTTTTATCAGATGGATGAGATTGTTTAATTAAATATATTTCATCAATATTATCTAATATATTATCTATATTTTCATTATTATCATTTAATATTTCTAATGAACTTAATACTTTATTAGCAGTCTCTACTATTATCCAATCTTCCTTTTCTTCTTCATCAGCTTCTTCTTCTCTTTCTATTTTATATGAATTTATAAATCTTAAATATCTACTTTCAGAACGTAATTTTGAATCTAAATTATTAATTTGATTAATTAAATTATCTAATATATCTTTTGCGTATGGAACTATAAATTGTGGATGTGGATAGATTTCTATTTCAATTATTGTAAAATTAGTTGGTGGAATATAACTTTCGCTTTTTAAAATATTATCTTCATCCGCTACATCGAAATGTTCTTTAACATGAAAAGATGTAAATGGTTCAAATTCACTTTTATAATCAGAACTAATAAAATCATATGTATCTTCCTCAGCTTCTCTCCAAGTTTTTTCTGTATATGTCTCGTCTTTTTTATATAAAACTAAATTCCCAGAATATATTCTTAATATCCCAAATCTATTTATAGATTTATCTGTCGCCTTTGATAATTCTTTTAATATAATATTTTTAAATTTTTTTCTTTTTTCAATTTCTAATAATAATCCATTTTTAATTTCTTCACTATATTTATCTAAAATTTCTATATTAAATTCACTAATACCAGTTGTTTTAAAGTCTATTTCTAATTTTAAATTAATAATATAACCCCTTCTTTCTTCTGGTAATTCTGATAATAATGTTTTTAAAGTTTCTTTAGTAAGTATATATTCTTGTTCTATATCATATTGACTTTTTAAAGCTATATCTCGTAATCTTATAGCTTCTTCTGCTGTTTCTTTAGCCTCCAACTTTTTATCCTTTAACTCCTTAATTAATTGAGTAATTAAGGCAGTTTCTTCTCCTCTTAAGTCTCTTAATATATCATCAGCCTCAAGTATTTTTTGATTATAAACTTGTTTACAATGTTCTGCTGTTAATTTTTTTGTTATATTTGTTATTCTATCTAATCTTTTATCAATAATAGTGCTTTCAGCTGTTTCCTTATTTTCTTTTTTATTTCTCCATTCTGTTATTTTTTGTACATATGTAGCATCTTGTTGATATTGGCGTATTTTTTCTATTAATTCTTCTATATTTTTATCTCCACCAACTTCACTATATTCATCTAATAGTGATTGTGCACTTTGTATCTGTCTATTTGTTTTAGATATTTCTCCCTCTTTATTGCCAATAGTTCCGAGGTGATCTTCATAAATCTGATTTGCTCTAAATAAATCTACATCACGAATTAGTTGAATATCTGCATTAATTGCATTTAAGGTTCCTGGTGCTTCTTCTATTATTCCTCTATAAGTAGCAATTTGCTTTTCTAGTGGTGATATTTCACTTTCTTTATTTTGTAGACTTTTTTCCTGTAAAAATGCTAAATTATTAGTAACAGCATTTTTTAACACATCAGAAGCATCTTCTGTTAAAATTTCTAAATTATGATCATCTATAAATAATTTGCTATATTTTATTATTATTAAACCATGACCACCATTACCACCATTAGTAATCCCACCACCACCTCCACCACCTCCACCTTTTTGAAAATTGACAGAATTTTCTCCATTTATATCATAATTGGGTGGTGTGCTACTACTATCTGACCCCATACCACCTCCTGCGCCACCACCCCCACCATCTCTACCACCTGCTCCTCCCTTATTGCTACCAGTGCCCCCCCCACTTCCCGCCATTATAGTATAACTTTTAGAATAACAACTATAATAAATATTCTCATTTTCTATAACATTATTATCTTCTTGTTCTTCTCCTAAAATACATCCAGAAATAGCACCACCACCTCCAGATAATCTGTCAAATGTATCTATATTTAAACCTAATATATCGTAAATTTTTATACCATCATTTCCATTTACATCATTATTATACTCATTTGCTGTTATATACCTTTTATCAATATTATAATATTTATTATATATACTTGTTGCAATGGGACATTTTAGAGTTTGTGATAAAAAACAATCTTCACCATCTGTCTGTTTTATCCAATTATAAAAACCATTTAATGGTTGATGTACTCTCCCTCCTTTACCACCATCACTTTGACCTAGATATCTATTAAGTATTTCTATATTACTATTACTACTATAATTATCGTCAAGAACTTGATATTGTTTATAACCACCAGATAATTGTTGATAATAATTATCTGGATCATGTGTTGCTCCATATGCTTTTATTATTTCTTGGTAATCACCATTACCTTCGCTATTAATTTTTTTTATATATGTATTTTCTCCATCTCTTTTTTCAATAGCATTACCTCCTCTTCCTATTTTTATTTCATATTTTCCTGTTGTTAAATTTATTGATGTACCCAATACAACTGCTCCACCAGCACCTCCTTCTCCATAATTACTTTTTCCAGGATAATTTCCTTCTGTTTTTATCATATTACCCCCATATCCACCTCCACCAACTACTAAAATATCTACTTGAATATCTTTTGGAATATTTAATATATATTTTTCAATAAAAACACTATCATTACCACCAAAATATATTAAACCATTATTTCCAAATTTTTCATCATCACCACTTGTATCACTATAAATAGATCCCATATTAATAGTGATATATTGATCTGTATCATCAACTATATCAATTTTGCGTGTTATACTATTACTACATGTTTCTCCTTCCGGACAATTTATAGTAACTAATTCTTCAAGAATTATACCCTCTATTGTATAATATTCATCATCTGATTGATCTGTTTTTATTTTTTTATAATAAAATAAATCATTTTTATTTATAGTAAATGTAAAATCTTCTTTTGGATCAATATATTCAGTAAATGCTTCAAAATATATATTATTTATAAATAAATCCTTACCAAAAAATATATTTTCTAGATTTTTAACAACAATTAATAATAATATTATAATAATTAATAATATAATAGGTATAGATATATTTACAGATGATGTAACATAATTAACTATAAATAAAAATATTGTAATAATAAATATAAAAAAAGTTAAATAATTAATTATTTTTAACCTATTTAAATATTTTTTTTCGGATTTATTTATTTTTTTAATATCTTTAGCATTTTTATTATTTTTAGTAATATTGTCAGACATTATTTTTAATTTATTTTTATATTTTTTTGCTTTTTTTATTTTATCAGATTCTTCTGTAATATATTCATTATTATCATCATCGTATAAATATTTATATTCATCACTATTTGTTATGATTTCCTGTAAATTTGTAATAATTTTATTAAAATTAGAAAATATAATTGGATATTTTTTTGTTATAATATCATTTGGTTCTTGAACTTTAGTTTTATATTTTTTTATAAAATAAAAATATATAATTTTTATTATATAATAATTTAATAATAATCTATTAAAATTATATTCATGCGATTTTCCTATTAAATTATAATATCCATAATTTGTATCAATATTTAAATAATCTTTTTTTATTAAACTAAATAATTCAATAAAACTATCTAAATATATTGTTTTAACACTATTTAATAAACTTATATCTTTAATTTCAGGTTCAGGTTGTATTAATAAATTATCATCATCAGTCTGTTGTATTGTAGGTTTCAAAAATTTAAATTTAACAGTATAATAAGCTTGATCATTATCATTATATATATTAGTTATTATGTTTGTACCATCAAAATTTTTTTTTATTATATATTTTACTTTAACTTCAAAGTCATATTCATAAAATGTTGTATTATCAATACCATATTTATCTTTTTTTATTTTTGCTAAATTTAAATAATATTCAGACATAAAATCATAAATAAACATATATTTTTTCATATTTTCTGATACATAATAAGACAAATCTATATCAATTATATCATTTATATATAATTTATTATGATTTATTTTATAATTATAATTATTATTTTTATCCTTCTTATAATATATTATTTTATTTTCTAAATCATTATTTATTGTTATATCTAATATACTTTTATTTAATAAATTATATATATATATATCAATAATATCTAATATATCGTGATCATTATTATTGTGAAGTAATATATTTTTTTTTTTAAATAATTTATTTTCTAATGTATATATTGATATTTTATTTATTTCTGAAAAATCTTCAGATGTACTATATGACATTTAATATTACTCTATATTAATATATAAAAATAATTTAATTAAAATATTTTTTTGGTTCTTGCCAATATATATTATTAGATTTTGTTCTTACTATTTTTTTTATATTATAATAAAAATTTGATATTAAAATTATAAATATTATTATACCTATTATATTTATAATTATTTTATTATTATAAAAACTATGTAATATAAATATTACACATAATAATATAGTTATATATATTATTAATATTATTATATTGTCATTTTTAATTATATTATGATCTAATATATTTATATTTTTATCTAATATATTATTTTTATCTGTCTTTTGTTCTCCTTTAATCCTATTATGTTTTAATTCATTTATTAAAAATGGATTTATCTCCTTATAATATGAATTTTTATTTTCTTTTAATACTTCAAACTCATTAAATTTTTTTATTATACCCTCTATATATACACCATTACTTACTATTAACCCTTTTATTATATTTTCATAATATGTTTCACTTACTTGATTAACTATATGTTCTGCTGTTAATTCGTCTTCTACATTAGTAATTTCTCCTATTTTATTTATATATCTTAAATATTTTGAAGTATTTAATGATGAATTTTCTATATTATTAGCAGAACTTATTAAATTATTTTTTAAATCTATATTACTATTTCCATCAGTTATATTATACGTATTTGATTGATATATTTTAAATGTTATAATTATACTACCTTCTTTAATATTAATAATTTCAAATCTATTTATTGGTACTAATAAAAAGATTGATAATTCATTTAATATTTCATTTTTAAATTTTTCTTTATTATTGATTATTTCATAATTTAAATTTAAATAAATTTTTAATAATATAATTTCATCTTGAATATCCCTATTTAAATAATCTATTTTTTCCTGGATTATTTCTAACATCTTTGATGCTGCTTTTTCTGCCTTTATAGCAATTAATTGACTAGCCAAAGCTTCTTCTTCAATTTTTTTATGTTGTCTAATTATACTATCTGTAGCAATTTGTAAACTATAAGTTCCATCATCAATCTCTTTTTTTAATCCTACTAATCGTATACTTTGTTGAGAAATTTCATACATTATACCATAATATTCACTATATAGTGATTTAGCATCCGCATCATTTTGTATATAGTTTCTATGATCTTCAGCATTTTTGCTTTCTAATTTTTCTTCTAAATCTCCTAATCTAGCAATTTCCTCTAAAAATTTTGGAATTTCTTCAATTTTTTTATCGTAATCATCTTTTATAGTATCAAATTCGCCTTGTTTATCACGTAATTCTCTGGCTTTGTCTTCATTTGTCTTTTTTAATTCTGTTAATCTTTTTCGTTTAGTATCATAAATACTTTGTTTACTTTTGATTATCTCTCCTAATTCGCCATTACGAGTATTATAATCTTTCAATAAATTAGACAATTTTTCTAATAAATTATTTCTATTTTGTATATCAGTATCTATTAAAATACCATTATTGCCAGCTATATCTATTAACTGTTGTAATTCTCCTTTTAAATTTTGAATAATTCTATCAACTTCGTCTTTCCGCTCTTCTATTTTATCATTTTTGTTATCTAATTCAGATAATTTTAAATATAATATAGATAAAATACATTCTTTATTATCATTACATTGAATAATATCAGGATCATTATCATAATCAAAATCCGAAATAATGGGTTCTACCTGCTCTCTTGTTATTATGCTAGATACTTCAGTAACACCATCATCATTATAGTCAACTGTTTCTAAATCCATATATTGTTGGTCTAAATCATCTAATCTATCATATAGATATTCTTCACCATCTTCCTCTTCAAACGTTTCAATATTATAAATATATATTTTTATATAATAAATAATAGAAAATATAATAGATATTATTAAAAATAATATTATAGATATAAATTTTAATGTATAAATATTATCCTTTTTATTAAAAAATATTACTATTAATGTTATTATTAATATAACAATGCATATTAATATTAAATATTTAGTTTTATCTATTGTTTTATTATTGGAATTAATTATTTTTTTTTTACTATTTTCTAATGTTTTTTGTTGATATATTTTTTTATTTATATTATTAATCTCATTTGTATATTTAACAGATTCTTCAACTTTTTTAGCCTCTCCGACTTTGTCATCTATTTTAATAGATTTAGTTATTGATAATAAATTATCTAATTTAATATTATATTCTTTAAAGGTATGTTCATAAACTTTTAATATTTCTTTTACTTCACTATATTTAAACTCATCTTCTTTATTATAAGAATTTGATTGTCTTTTATATTTAATATGTAAAAAATATGAAATTATTATATAATAATTTAATATTAATCTATAAAATTTATATTTATATGATTTACATAACAAATGATAATAACCTTTATAATTACTAATATTTAATTCGTCTGTTATATTTAATTTATTAAACATTTTTATAAAATTTTCAATATATTTAATATCTATATTAGCATTATCTGTTTCTAATTTTTCTTTATTAAATAATTTTGATAAAATTATTAATTCTAAATTTGGATATAATTCATTTTTATTAAATGATATATTTAAATTTATATATTCATTGTCATCACCTTGAGATAATTCTAAAATATTTTTATATAATTCATCACCATAATCAGATTTAACTATTCTGGATTTAATTTTAAAAATTTTACTATATATATTATCATCTAATATATCATCTTCTTTTACAATTTCTGCTAAATTTTTATAATATTCTGCTAAAAAATCCAAATAAAACATATATAATTTCATTTCATTATTAGTATAATATGATATATCTATATCTATTAAACCTATATTTTTCTGTGTTTCTTTTAATGTATAATCATCATTATAATAATAAATTTTATTATTTATATTTTCATAAAATGTATTTATTATTAATTCTTCATTTAAAATAGTATTAAAATATTTTTCTCTAATATTATCAAAATCTTGATTATATATAATTTGTTTACCTAATAATAATTCTTTATTATTAATTAAACATTTAATAAAATTTGGTAATGAAATATTGTTTTTTAATTTATCTAAATACAATTTTATTAAAGTTTTATCAACCATCTCTATATTTTGTTTATATTATAAAATAAAAAAAATTATTGTGATATTCCCGTGCTTACAGTACTACTTAAACTAGGTGCATAAATTTTTTCCCATAATTCTGTTAATTTGTCTCCAGTATTGCCAGATCCTAAACTAAAACCTGCAATATCACTCGCTCCAAAAAAACTACCACCACCGCCACTACCACCACCACTACCGCCACTACCACCACCACCACCACCACCACCACCACCACCACCACCACCACCACTACTACTACTAGTAGCACCAACTGTACTTACTCCTCCACAACCAAGTATTGTAGTACCATCATCAACACTATTTTCTATAAAAATATTATCAATTTGTGTTTTTGTTAATTTGATATCATAAATTCTCAAATCTTTTAATCCTCCTTTAAAACAAGTAAATTCATTTATTTCTCTAGTAAATCTATCTATGTCCATTTTAACTCCTCCTATATATAAATTTTTACTATCATATATGCTATGATCAGTATAACAAATATCTTTTTCGTGATGATTATTATATAAATGATCGTGTGAATTTTGTGTATCACTATAACTTAATATATTTTCTTCTGTATCTATTATACTTTTATCATTATTCATAATTCTATTTTTATAAATTGTTACTTTATCATTATCTTTAGTGATTATCCAATGATACCATTGTCCAGTATTAATATCAGTAGAAGTTATATTATTATATTTTTTTTTACCTTTACATGGTAATTTTACATATAATTTATATGTGGGAGAACTTTGATAAGATTTTAAAAATCCTATTGATAATATATTATTATCAGTTATTATTTGTTCTTTTATAATATTATCATATGTTCCATACGATAATTTTTCAGATATTATTCCATTAGATAATATTATATTTTGCGAAGGATTAGTATTTTGATTTAATTTTGCAATAAAAGAAATAGTAAATGTTTCCATATTTGATAAATTAATATTTTTTACTTGTAATAAGGTTTTATCTAATTCAATATAATTTTCATATATATTTTTAATATCAGAACCATGTAATGCCTGATACATTATTTTAGGATTTATTGAAATGTCTTTTAATGTATCATTAGTATTTTGGTTTTTAGATATAAATTGATAATATATTAATAAATTTTCATGTAAACAAGATACTCTAGCATAATTAAATGTTTCACTAATTTGTGAAGATGACGTTGAAATATTTTTACCTGAAATATCAATATTATAAATGTTTTGATATGGTGATGTAATTAATAAATCATCATGTTCCTTGGGAATATATTCTAATGATATTAAATTTTTTAATATATATAAATCATATATTTTAGAACTTTTATCAATTTCTAATTTAATAAAATCTTGTATAATATATAATGGATTTTTATAAGTACTTCCTAATATTTTTGCTTCTATTATAGTATTGTTACCAATACTAGATTTATTTACAGATTTTATTATTAAAGAAGATATATCAATGTTTAATAAACTAGTTAATTCTATTTTTAAATTATTTTTAAAATCAGCAAGATCTAATATACTTGTATATTCTTTATTTAATATTATTTTAAATTCAGCAGGTTTAATATAATAATCGTTTTTATCTGTTGTAAAAGCATTTAATATACCTGATATTTGATTTACAAAACTATATTTATTAGCATATGTTTTAAAATCCAAATCAGTATCGTCGAATATATCATGGATTTTATTATTTATTTTATTAGGAATTTCTATAGGTAAAATTGCTATTAATGGTAATTCAATTCCTTCTTTTGTAATATTATCTCTTAATTCATTATAAAAAGTAACTATTTTAGTTATATCAGACATAGTTTGTATTAATATTTCAACTAACTGTTGTTTTGATCTACCTTTTGCATCTATATTATATTCATATGTTTCTACATTTTTTATTAATTCTTTTTCTAATTTGTTTATTTTTAAATTTAATTTTTTTAATATTTTTGAAATATTATTTATTTTATTATATATATTGTCTTTTTCACTCTCTAATTTTATTAATTTACTTTCATTTTCTCCAATTAGATCATTAATACTACTTATATCAGCAATTTTATCTACACTATTTGATTTTTCTATTTCTGTTTTAATTTTATCATATAATAATGATGTCTTTTTATTAGTAGTTATTTCTATTAAAATATACTTATGCATTTTCGTTAAACGATCATATTCATTATTTAATACGTGCAATTTTAATTTATTTTTATTTAATTTTAAACCTTCTATATCCTTTTTAAAAACTAAAATTTGTATTTCGGTATTATAATTTGATATTTCTTTTACTTTTGTTATTAATTTATAAATATTTATATCTATATTATTTTTATAAATTAATAATTGTGTTAATAATTTTTTATATTTTATATCATTTAATGATGTTTGTGCACTATTTAATCGTAATCTTGCTGTTCTTTCTATTGTTGTTTCATTACTAATAATTTCTAAATCAGAATTTATAACGGCTTGATATTCAGGATTTACAGTATTTTTTAAAGAATCTTCTAAATCTTTTATTTTTTTTTCTTTAATTTTTAATATATCATATAATTCTTTTTGTCTTTTTGATAATAAATTTTCTCTTTTTTCTTCCTCATCCTTTATTTTTAATAAACTAATTTCTTCATTATTTAAAAAATTAATTGATATATCTATAGATCTAATAGAATATTCTATATCTCTTTTTTTTACTGTTTGTATTTTTTCTAGTAAAAATAATTGCTCCTCTTTTTTATTTAATATATCTAATGATGTATTTGATAATTTTAATGATTCATTTACTAATTCTTTTTGAAAATGTATTTGCATTAATAATATTTTTTCATGATTATTTTTTATCTTAACAATAGCTTCCAAACCAGCTATTTTATTAGTTTCTATTGAACCAAATAATACATAATATCTACTTAATTCTAACTCTCTTTCCTCTTTTTTTGAATTATAATTACTACCAATACTATGTTTACTACTTTCTTGTCCTGATAATTCTAATTCTTTTGCGTCTTTTTCAGTTTGCTTTACTGTTATAGCATCTCCTGTTCCACTTATACCTTGTAAAATTGTTATATCCGCACTTATGCGATCTATTTCTGGTTTTAATACCAGTTCTATATTATTTGTTATAGCAGATAATTGTAAATATAATTCTAGTTCTTTATTTAATAAAATAATTATTTTATCTTGTAAATTTTTTAATTCTTGTTGCCATTCAACTACATCAACTTCATATTTATGTTCTGTTGTTAATATTAAATTATCTAATCCTGCTATTGTTGCTGTTAATTCATTTAATTTTTTATTTACCTCTTTATTTATTATTAATTGTTCAAATTGAATTCCTAATAATAATGTTATTTCATCATTCTTTCTTTTAATCTCCATTTCATCTATATAAATTTCATATTCAATTAAATATTCTATTTTTAATTTTTTATATTTTTCTTTTATTATTTTTTCAACTTCCGCTCTCGTATATAAAGATATATTTAATAATTCTATTACTTCTTGTCTTATTTTTTGTTCAGTTGTTTCTAATTTAATATCTACATCACTTTCATGTAATTTTTTTAATCTATCTAATATATTTATATAAAAATTATTTGATTTATCGTATAAATCTTCATATTTATCTAATTCTTCTATTAATTGTTCTATATCATATTTAATATCTTCTTCTGATTTATATTCTACAGAACACACATCACCTGCTTGTGATGTTAATTTAATTAATTCTGCTAATTTTCTATATGCGTCCGATTCAATTTGTTTTAAAATTTTGACTTTTTTATCAGCATCATTTGTTAATTTTAGTTGAATATCATAAGTATTATTAGCATCGTTATATTGAACTAATAAAATACCCATTAATAAGTCTGTTAATAATTTATATCCTTTAATATTATTTACTTCAATTACTACTTCTTCTAACTGTTGTGATGCTTTTGCTATTTTTAATTTATTTCCAGAATTTTCGACTATTATTTTTATTTTTTCTATTATTTTTGAAATAGATGGATTGTTTTCGTCTACTATATTTTTTAATTCACTATATTCTTGTTTATTTATTATATTTTGAATTTCTTGAATAGATATTTTTTGTAATTTTCCTAATTGACCAAGATATAAATTACTAATTATTTTATCTACATCCCATTCGTCATCTCCTTTAAAATATTTATCAAAATTTGATAAATCTATTTGTGAAATAGGTAAATCTTTTAAAGCAACTTTTATACCGTTGTAAAATGCGCGTATACTCGAAGCGTCTTTATTTAACAAGTTATCTAAAACATAATTATCTTCTATTATACTTTCGTCTAAAGTTATATCTTCAGTATTTAAATATTTTTGAAAAATACTGTCCTTATTTAAATGATATTTACACATTTCATCTTCGTCTTTTAAATTATTTAGAATATCATAACAATGTTTTAATTTATTACTTTGTTCTAAAGCAAATGTTTCCATTTCTTTTATTTTAGGTACTAATTCTGATAAATAACTTTCAGTACTTTCTATAGCTTCTTTATAACCTTCGTATTGGTGTTGTGCGAGTTCATTTTTATAACCACATTCTTCTAATTTTTTCATTGCTTGCTCTTTTAATTTTAATATATCAGCAACCTGTAAACGCCTTTGCCAATTAGCATATTTTGCCCTATCTCCATCTTCGTATGTTATTTCTTCTAATCTAGTATTTACTAATTCTTCATAATCAGTCCACCATCCAGTATCATATATAATATAGCCAACAGGAGGTAATGATGTAGCATCTGATATTGTATCAGGTGAAAATGATATATTTTCACAGTCTTCTTTTGATCTAAAAGTATTATAAGAAGTCTGACTTAATATAGTTGTAATACATTGGGGTATTGGAGTAGTATCTTCTGAATTTAAGTCTTGTGTCATTTCAACACAATCTCCAGATACATTTTTTATCCAAGGAGTAAAAAACCCATCATTACATTTATAACCTTCAATATTTTGTCCATTTTTAATTCTTGGTTTCGGATCTTTATTATAATCTGGTAAATACTCGCATTCTCTATTACTATAAATTGTTGAAGCAGTTTTAACATATTCTAGATCAGTACATTCTGTTACACTCGTACAAACCCTATCTTGTATTGAAGTAGGATGTTGATTTTGCCAATTGTCAACACCATTACAAGAAGGAGTATGAGAAGTACATTCTCGGTTGCCTGCTGTAGCTTTATATGTACCTGATTCACATTCGACACAATTACTGCCACTGTCTAGTTTATATCCTGGTAAACAGACACCACAAGTCGCATCTATAATTGTTGAACCTAAAATGCCATCTTGTCGGTTTTCATCAACACAAACACGATGAGGAGTACAAGCTTGGTTACCTGCTGTAGCTTTATATGTATCTGATTCACATTCGACACAATCACCGTTCCCATCATCTTCTGTATATCCTGGGTCACAACTTGTTCCTCCTCCTCCACCAGCCTCTCCACCACTGCTAACTGTATCTTCTACACAATTACCGCTCCCATTTTCTTTATATCCTGCTAAACAGTAACCACAAGTCGCATCTGTAGTTGTTGTACCCGAAATGTCATCTTGTCGGTTTTCATTAACACAAACACGATGAGAAGTACAAGCTCCGTCGCCTGATGTATTTTTAAATTTACCAGTATCACATGGGACACAATTACCGGATACTAGTGTATATCCCGATATACAGACACCACAAGTCGCATCTGTAGTTGTTGAACCCAAAATGCCATCTTGTCGGTTTTCATTAACACAATCACGATGAGAAGTACAAGCTCTGTCGCCTGATGTATTTTTAAATTTACCAGTATCACATGGGACACAATTACCGGATACTAGTGTATATCCCGATATACAGACACCACAAGTCGCATCTGTAATTGTTGTACCCAAATTGCCATCTTGTCGGTTTTCATCAACACAATCACGATGAGGAGTACAAGCTCCGTTTCCAATTTCAGATTTAAATTCATCAGTACTACATGAGACACAATTACCGGATACTAGTGTATATCCTTCTAAACAGTCACCACAAGTCGCATCTGTAGTTGTTGTACCCGCATCGCCATCTTGTTTGTGTTCACTACTACAAACACGATGAGAAGTACAATCTCCATAACCCGAAGAACTCCATTTTCCCTGTTCACATTCATTAAAACTAATTGCAACACCCGATTCTAGTTCTAAAGAACCAGTACTAGTATCTTTAATTGAATTAAGTGCTAATTTAACTTTTGAAATATCATCAGAAGTAATGGGACTATCAGTAGCATAATTTATTGCTTCAGCACCACCTTCTACCCAAGTTTGAACTTGAAAATTTTCTTTTTTAGTTTTAATATTTTTAATAATACAAATAATTAAAAACAATATAATTAAGAAATATATACCAATATACATATAATTAAAATTATTACTTGCGCCACCAACAAATTGAGAATAATCTGAATAATTTTGATTAATATTATTAGATTTAGTTTTTATAAAAATAGCAGACATTAATAATATAATAACTACACAAGTAATAAATGAACCATATATAATTAAATTATTTTTAGATAAATAAATATCCCACCAATCTCTATCATCATTTATATTATCAGAGGACGATGGTGTTGTATCAGATGGTATAATTGGCAATGGTGTTGTTTCAAGCGTTGTTTCTGGAGTTGTTTCTGGATGTAAAGTTGTATCCTCTCTTTCAATAGGTAATATAGCATCTGGTGCGGGACATATTAAATCATAATTAGGGGGGAGACTTGTATCATTAGATAAATCAGAAATATTAGTATTAATCTCTAATAATGAATAAGTCAAATAGTGATTGATAATAATTTCAAAATAATTAGTTTTAAAATCAATAACTTTAATATTTTCTTGATCAAATGAATTAATAATATTATTAATAATAGAAAATCTATTTAAATCATAAGCTTTTGATAATTGAATAGCATATTTTTTCTGTTTAATTCTATCATCAGAATTTGTATAAATTGGATCATTTTTATTTAAACTAATAATATGATCTATATTAATTAAATAACAATGAAATGTAATAATAGGTTTTAAAAATTCTATTAAATTTTTAGTTAATAAATGTTCATTAATAATATTTACGGATATATAATTATTAGGAAAAGAAGCATCAATTTCAATAATAATATTAGTAATAAAATCATTTTTAATAATTGAATTATCAATATCAGATATATAATAAGATATTGGTATAATAAATTTATATTTTTTATTAGTAAAATTGTAATAATCGTCAGTAGAAATATAATAATATAAATTTCTTATAAATTCTAAAGCAAATATATTTTTAATATATTTATCTTTTAAAAAATTTGATAAATTAATATCACATATAAATTTAGTAGATATATCTTTTGGTTCATCTACATTAGTACGAATTAAAAATAAATCATTATTTGGATTATCAATATGATGTTTTCTATAATATAATATTTTTTTTATAAAATTAGTATAAGATAAATTTTTATATATAATATCGCTTAATTTACTATTAGTATTAATTAAATCTATAAAAATTCTTTTTTCATATCTATATCCAATATTTCTATAATAGTTCTCATTTTCAAAAATATTTAAATTAAGATCACTATCATATACATAAATTTTATTTAATAGATTATTAATATTACGATAACATGTATCAATAGAATTAATATTAATCATAATGTTATTATACTCTTATTTTATAAATATAAAAAAATGATTATTTTAAAAATGCTTAAACGCTTAACGTGTTATTTAAAACTAACCAATTATTAAGAAACTATAATTAAAATGTCTATATATCCAGAATTAACATATAGCGATCAAAAAATAGATATACAAAATGTTAAAGGAATTCAATTTAGTGTACTTGGTCCTGATGAAATTATTAAAAGATCTGTTGTAGAAATTACAAAAACAGATACATATGCCGGTAGTGAACCAATTATTGGAGGTCTATTTGATTCTAGATTAGGTGTTTTAGAACATAATAGAGTATGTTCTACATGTGAACAAAAAAATATATTTTGCCCAGGTCATTTTGGACATATTAAATTAGCAAAACCTGTTTTTCATGCTATGTTTTTTGATATAACACGTAAAATATTAAAATGTGTATGTTATAAATGTTCAAAATTATTATTATCACATGAAACTAAAGATGAAAATTTAATAGATGATATTAATAGAATTAGTTTAATTAAAAATAATCAAAAAAGATGGGATACATTTTTTAAATTATGTAATAAAGTTATTTCAAATGTTAAGTATAGATATTGCGGAGATGATGGATCAATTGGATGTAATTCAAAACAACCTACTAAATATACAAAAGAAGGTTCAATGAAAATTATAGCAGAATGGAAAAATATTAAAAAAAAAACAGATGATAAAAATATTGAAGAAAATCCGGAAGAATATGAAGATTATTTATTAGAATTAACAGCTGAAGATATTTTAAGAATTTTTGAAAGAATTAGTGAAAAAGATATGGAATTAATGGGATTTAATCCTATGTGGAACCGTCCAGAATGGATGATATGCACTGTATTACCGGTACCACCACCATCTATGAGACCAAGTGTAATAGAAGAAAATGGACAAAGAAGAGAAGATGATTTAACACATAAATTAAGTGAAATAATTAAAATAAATAACAATATCAATGATAAAATAGCAAAAGGAACATCTGAAGATACAATTAAACTAATTACTATGGTTTTACAATATCATATATTTACATTTATAGATAATCAAATTCCGGGTTTAGCACCTTCACAGCAACGAAATGGTAGAAAATTAAAATCAGTTTCAGATCGTATGAAAAAAAAAGAAGGTCGTATTAGAGGTAATTTAAATGGTAAACGTGTAGATCAATCTGCTAGATCTGTTATTACACCTGATCCATATATAAGTATAGATGAATTAGGAGTGCCAATAAAAATTGCAATAAATATAACATTTCCAGAAGTAGTAAATAAATATAATATTGAAAAATTAAAAAAATTAGTTTTAAATGGCTGTGATAAATGGCCAGGTGCTAAATTAATTAAAAAAAATGAAAAAACTGTTACAATTAATCTTAAAAATGCTAATCTTGAAAAAATGGCGGCAGAATTAGAGAATGGCGATATTGTTCATAGGCATTTATCTGATGGTGATTATATTTTATTTAATCGCCAACCATCATTACATAAGATGTCTATGATGTGTCATAAAGTAATAATAATGCCTTATCAAACATTTAGATTAAATGTATTAGATACGCCACCATATAATGCGGATTTTGATGGAGATGAAATGAATTTACATTGTCCACAAAGTATTCAAACTATGTCTGAATTAAAAGATATAGCAGCAGTACCATATATGATAATAGCACCCCGAGATGGCAAACCAATAATAGAAATAGTTCAAGATACTTTATTAGGATCTTTTAGATTAACAAAAGATAATGTAGAAATTAAAGATAAAACTATGGCAAATTTACAAATGATAAATAGTTGTTTTAATGGTGTATTAGATAAACCAAATAAAAATTATAATTATACTGGAAAAAATGCTTATTCTCAAATATTACCACCAGGATTAAATATTAATAGAAAAAATAAAGCAGAAGACAAAGTAACAATTGAAAATAGTTTATATTTAGAAGAATCAGGATCTTTAGATAAAACTATATTTCATAGTAAATCTTCTGGATTAATTCCGGTTATTTATCATGATTATGGTCCATTTGAAACACAAAGATTTTTAGATAATACTCAAAGACTTATATGTCGTTGGTTATTAACAGCAGGTTTTAGTGTTGGTATAAGTGATTTAGTAACAGATGTTCAAACAGAATTAGATTTAAAAGCAAAAATCAAAGAAATGAAAGAAAAAGCTTATTCAAAATTAGATGAAATAAGAAGAGATAATATTCAAAATAATAGCATATTTACAAATGAAGAATATATAGAAAGAGAATTAATAGGGATTTTAAATGAAACAACAAATCAGGTAGGTAAAATAGGATTAAGTCAAATTGACGAAAAAACAAATAGAATGATTAATATGGTTAAATCGGGTTCAAAAGGTAAAGAAACCAATGTAGCACAAATGATTGCTTGTGTTGGGCAACAAAATGTTGATGGTAAAAGAATATCATATGGTTTCACAGATAGAACTTTACCACATTATACAAAATATGATGATGGTCCAGAAGCGCGAGGATTTGTTAAAAACAGTTTTATATCAGGTTTAAGTCCACAAGAAGTATTCTTTCATGCGATGGGCGGAAGGGAAGGTTTAATAGATACAGCAGTAAAAACCAGCGAAACAGGATATATTCAAAGAAGATTAGTAAAAGCAATGGAAGATGCTAAAATATATTATGATAATACAGTTAGAAATGCTGGAGAAACAATTATACAATTTATATATGGTGAAGATGGTATGGATGGTTGTAAAATAGAAAACCAATATATACCATATATTGATATGGATGTATTAATAATGGAAAATATATATCATTTAAGAAAAGTTGATAAATTATCATTATATTTAACAACAAAAGCGAATAAGGAGGTTTCGTTAGAAACATATAAAAGATGTACAAAACATTTTAATCAAATAGTTGAAGATAAAGACTTTTTAATAAAAAATGTATTTAATTATAAAAAAACCAAAATAATTAATTATCCTATACCATTTGATAGAATAATAAATAATAATATAAAAAAATTATCTGCTATAAATATTAAAGCTATAAAAACTGATTTAACACCTGGATATATATTAGATGGTATAGATAAATTAATTTCAACATTATATATTAAAGATACTATACAAGGTACAAAATTTTTTGAAATATTGGTTAGATTATATTTAACACCAAAAAAATTAATATTAACTTATAATTTTACAAAAGATATATTTGATAATATTATTTCACAAATTATTCAATATTATAAAGAAGCCATAGCACAACCAGGTGAAATGGTAGGTATAGTAGCAGCACAAACTATAGGTGAAATGGGTACTCAAATGACTTTAGATTCATTTCATGTATCGGGAACAGCTGCGGCTGTAAAAGCAACTAGTGGTGTGCCTCGATTAAAAGAATTATTAAGTGCTACTAAAAAAACAAAAACACCAACACTATTAATATATATGAAAAATGATATAGCAGTTGTAAAAAATCCTGTATTAAATGAGGAAGGATTAGATAATGATGATATAAATGTTGAAAATGCTAAAAATGAAGCAATGAATATTAAAAATTCAATAGAGATAACTAAATTATCAGATATATTAGATTCTAGCGAAATCTATTGGGATAAAACGGAAAATCAATATTCTACAAATATAGATAATGATAAAGATTTATTAAATGTTTATAAAGATTTCTCTTTTACAAATACATTAAATAGTACATCCCCATGGATAATTAGAATGAAATTTAATAAGGATAAAATGAAATCATATGGTTTAAGAATGATAGATATTTATACTAAATTAAATACAACATATGATAAATTTATAGAATGTGTATATAGTGATGATAATGCTGACGAATGTATATTTAGAATTAAATTATTAAATAATATTATTAAAGATATAGATTTTAATGATCAAATTGCTGCGATTAAAGCATTAGAACATAATATAGTATATCAGGTATTATTAAAGGGTTATAAAGGTATTAAAAAAGTTTCATTAAATAAGAAAAAATATACTAAATATAATTATGATACAAATCATTTCGATAATTTAGTAGAATGGGTACTTGATACAGATGGTACTAATTTAATAGAAATATTATCTAATCCCAATATTGATAGTACAAGAACTATCTCAAATGATATTAGAGAAATATATGATACATTGGGTGTAGAAGCTGCGAGAACTGCTCTTTACCACGAATTAATAAATGTGACTAGTGAAGATTCTATGAATTATAGACATCTTTCATTATTAATTGATACAATGACTTATAAAGGAGTATTAATGTCTATAGATAGACACGGTATTAATAGAGGTGATATTGGTCCTCTCGCTAAATCATCATTTGAAGAAACTACAGATATGTTAGTTAATGCTAGTATATTTTCAGAGTATGATAATGTTAATGGTGTTTCAGCAAATGTAATGTTAGGACAACAAGCACCATGTGGTACAGGAGATAGTGAAATATTATTTGATGAAGAACATATGATTGAATTAATGAAATCTAATACTAATAAGATAGATCATATAAGTGATACTATAGAACATGATGATGAAGAAGATGATGATGAAACTATAGATTGTATATCTGATATTAGTTTTAATTATAAAATAAATAAAAATAAAAATAAAAATAAATGTGTAAATTTTAAAAATACAAATATTATAATTAAAGATTAAAAATAATTATACAGGTATTCTTGGTCTAACACCTCTCCTTTTTTCATTTTTAAATTGCATTTTATTTTCTAATTCTTGCTTAATATTATTTATTGAGGAATGATCTCCAAATTTTTTATCAAAAACTATTTCATTACTATGATTTTTTGATTTAGTACTTATTATATTTTTTTTATTATTATTATTATAACAACATTGATGTAATATAACATTTTCATTTTTGTCATTATTTACACAACATAATAATTTATTAATATAATCTAACATTTAATATTTTAATAGAAAATAAAAATCATTTTTTTATAATATCCAATTTCTTTTACCTAATTTATTATTACATCCATAACACATTGGTTTCAAATTATCTATTGTAGTTTGACCACCATTATATTCAGATATAATATGTCCGCAACTATAATCTTTTTGTGTAATAATATTAGTACATTTTTTATATGTGCACGTGGCACTATTTATATCACCAAATTCTTTTTCCCATACTTTTTTTTTTAAATTTACAGTAATTCTTTTTTTTTCTTTTTTAAATTTATGATGTGGTTTTGTATTATTATTTATTAAATAATCTATAAAATTATTATTAGATAAAGTAAATATAATTCCATTTTTTACACAATCGTGTTCATCTTTATAAAATACTTTTTGATTATTATTATATATATCTAGATAGTTTATTAAATAATTAAAATTAAAATTAGAATTTTCAAAATCTTGTTTTAAATTATCAAAATTATTAAATTTTAATAAATAATTTTGTTTTTCAATATCCTCTAAAAATTCTGTTATTGTTTTTCTATATGAGTCTTTTTTTTGTTTTTTTTCAAAATATAAACTATAATATGTATTTAAATAATCAGAAAATTTATGATGTAATTGTTTACTAAAATCATCTAAATATATATATGTATAATTTTTATAAGAATCTTTATTTAATTCATTAAATAACTCATTTTGTTGATTTTCATCATCAATTATATAACAACATAAATATATAAATGAATTATAATTATTTTCAACTAAATATTTAATTAATTCAATACGGTGTTGTCCGTCAATTATATATATATTATTAGTATGTGATATATAACTTAAAACAATTTTATTTTTAAAATAAAAAAAATTTGGATTTTTTTTATAAGATAATATCATTTCATTTATTTTATCAACATTTAGATTTTTTTGAAATTTAGGATATAATATTTCATATTTAGAATATATATATATAAATTCTCCAAATGTTAATTTATATTCTCTATATTTTTGTGTTTTTTCTATACATTTTTTAGAATTAAATACATTATCTAAATAATTTTCCATTTATTTTTTTTTTTTTTTTTTTCTTATTATAATAGTTATTTT